TACACTAGGAACAATGGCTGCACAGAACGTAGGTATCAATGCCACGATTACTACAGCTAAACTAACTACACTAGGTACTAATGGAAGTATGACATTTACTAACGGCATCCTAACTTCTCAAACACAAGCAACTTAATTTAAATAGGATATCATTTTGAATCATGCCGGATACTTTTGGACTTAATGAAAGTGTTAAAACTTTCACAGGAAGCCTAGATGCAAGTAGAGAAAGTGCTAAACAGTTAAGCAAAAGTATAGAAGGTGTACAACAAGATGGTGTGGATGTTGCTCAGCAAAGAGCACATGAAAGACGTAGGGCTGCTAGAGAAGCAGAACTAAAGAAAGAACGAGCGTTAATCAAAGCTCTTGATGAATGGAAACGTAAGAAACAAATTTCAGATGAAGAGGCCGATTTAAAGATTAAGTTTGTTAAACAATATGGTGCCAAAGAATGGGACGCATTACTTAAACTTAAAGTGGATATAGAAAATCTTGAACGAAAGAATAACGAAGAATTTCAACATGACCTTAAAGCGGTTAGAAGAGTGCAGCTCTACTGTTTTGCAGTTGCTGCGCTTATTGCGTGGTACTTTACGTGGGGTTATAAATAAATGAATAACATATTAAACCATATATTAACTGGTAAAGATAATCAGACCCATGACATTGCTAAATGGGCATGGATGTTAGGCTTTTTACTTGTTGGTTGTTCAGCTATCTATTTAATTTATACAGGTAAAGAGATCAGTCTTACTGAACTTGCTGGTGCTTTAGGTATTGTGTCTGGGTCAGGAGCAGCTTCGGTAGCTGGTAAACAGATGGCAGGTGCTGAGCCTGATTCTAAATAATGTTTAAGAACTTATTTAGTACTTTATTTAATTTAGCTACAAGCGGTTCTTCTACTTATATCTATGCAGCGATTGCTATAGGTGCTTTTTCTTTTGGTGCTTACTCAGGTTATGCTATTACAGATAATCATTACAAAGCAGCACTAGCAGAAGTAAACCAGAAAGCTTTTGAACATACTACAAAAGTAGTAGAACAACAAGCAATGATATCGCAGACCACTCAGAAAGATAAAGATGAATTACAAATTCGTTATGATGGTGTTGTTAGTATGCTTAGGGGGGTGCACAACTCCGGTGTATCAGCAAACTCCAATACCTCCTTTGCAATATCAAGTAAAGGACTCCGACTACTTGAACCAGATGCAGAAGTTCTTGTTGGGTTTGCAAGACAATGCGAGTCCACAGAAATAGAACGTAATGATGTTATACAAAAGTATAACTCTTTAATGGTAAAATAATGACTGAAACTCAACTAACACAATTAGGTATTGATTCTAAATGGTTGTCAGCAATTAATGAAACCTTTGAACGTTTTCAAATTAATACCCCTAAACGTCAAGCAGCTTTTATAGGACAATGTCAACATGAATCAGGAAACTTTAAGACTCTTCAGGAGAACTTACATTACTCTGCCGATGGACTTATGCGTACATGGCCCTCAAGATTTCCTAGTAGAGATGTGGCTGAACAATACGCACAAAATCCAGAAAAGATTGCTAACAAAGTATACTCAGGACGCATGGGCAACGGCACAGAAGAGTCTGGAGATGGCTGGAAGTATCACGGACGAGGTCTTATTCAACTAACTGGCAAGGATAATTATGTTGCTTTTAATAGAGATAGTGGCTTGGGTTGTGTCAATAGTCCTGATTTATTATGCAATACTGAGGGAGCCGTTTTAAGTGCTGGATGGTTCTGGTCTAAACATGGGTTGAATGAGCTAGCTGATGCTAGTGAAATAGAAGCTATCACTAAAAGAATCAATGGTGGTACACTAGGTTTAGATGATCGTATTGCAAAGTGCAATAAAGCTTTGCAAGTTCTTACAAGTTAATAATATAGTAGGTTATAAAATGGCTAAAAAGAATGTTAAATTATCTGTAGGTCGTGGTGAGAAATTATCTGTTGCTAAAGGCGCAGGATTAACTGCTAAAGGTAGAGCTAAACACAATCGTGAAACTGGTTCTAAACTTAAAGCTCCTACAAAAGATTCAACTAATCCTAGACATAAATCATTTTGTGCTAGGTCTAAAGGTTGGACTGGTGAGCGTGGCAAAGCTGCTCGCAAACGCTGGGGTTGTAAATAAGTTAAGACGGCAAGAGGGTATCAAGGACATAGTGATTTTCCGTCTTTCTATCTATGGCATCAACGAATCGGCAGGCGTAGCTTGTGTCCCCTCACCAAACAAAAAGCCCCAAGGACTTACCATCCGAGGGGCTATTTTTTTACCTATTGCTTTTCATTATCATTAGTAGTTGGTCTGATTACTTCACAAGGATATTGCTCTTTAACTTTCTTTTGATTAAAGATTTTATCCCAGTTGTTATCATACGTTTCTCTATCATGAACTGGTGTAGGCTTATCGCCTTTACCTCCATCATGTCTGTTAAACATTTACTTTTCCCATTGAAATATAATTCTAATTAGAAGTATATGGATAGCTACCATAAAATATATAGTCCCATCGTTCTCTTCATAGTCATCTAAGTATTCAAAGCCTACAGTAAGGCCTCGAATAAAGTCAATAATAATTTGCATTAGAACATTTCACAAGCGCCAGAGACGCAAGCAAACTCGTGCATGTTAACTGTAGAATCATCTGTTTCAAACTTATCAAACTCTGCCCAATCAACTGCTGGGAATTGTTTAACAGCTGCTTCATATTCTTCTTTAGTACAGTCTTGGTATGGAGCTTGTTGGTATACGTGATCATTAAATGGTAAGAAACTTACACCACCTACGTCATCAAAGTATTTGTATACCCAAGCACCAACTTCCATCCACTCTTCTTCACGTACATAGACAGTGATTGAAGGGTTATGTTCACACCAGTAACGTTTGAATGCAATGTAATGTTCTAGTTGCTCAACAGCAGACCATTGTTTACGGAGAATAGATCCTTCAGGAGCTTTTTGTGGGAATGAAAACACAAGGTTACTATCATTCATCACATCAACTTCATTAGGAACACCTTTTTCTTTTAGAAAAACAGCGAGAGGGTCCTTAACATCAGCTCTAACAGTGCGGATGTAATAGTCACTATGCCTAGGATGAATACCAGAAGCAGAATCAACAAGCTGAGATACGGTACCGGAGGGTTTAACAGTAGTGATAGCTGCGCTCTGAGGGATTCCAAGCTTGCTTGACCATTCTTTATTAGTTTCAATAGTAGCATTCTTTAAATCCTTTAAAGTTTCTTCAATGTTTGTTGACTGAAGCATTTTGTTATCTAGAATACCAGTAAAACTTACACCGAGGAGACGCTCTTCTTCTGCGTTTCGTTGCCATACTTTCCGTATGTATTTGAAATCGGTGAGAGTGCTTTGAAAAGTCCCAAGGATTGTAGCAATGCGAACCTTGTTACGTAAGTGTTCGACAGTATCATCTGATCGTACAACGACTTCTGTGAGGTTACAAAATCCACAAGGTCTGAGGATGATTTCTCCGCAAGGGTTTGTTCCAAACTCGTGATCAGGGTCTCGACGTCCTGTAGACTCCGCTTGCAGTCTTGCAGAAACCCTGTTAAATATTCCACGCTCTCCTGATTTACTGTCATATAAAGTTTTCCATTCATCCATGAAGATGCCAATATCAGGTTTTTCTGTATAGGCAACTGAGTTATTAGCTAGAGCACGTTGCTTTTCATCTTCCCACCAAGCACCGTTCTTAGCATTACGCATACGCTCATCAGTGAGGTTTGATAGAGAGATCAGGGCTGACCTACGTACGCCACCTACAACAACGATTTGAGCAATTTTACATACTAAATCATGACACTCTACTGAGTTTAGTTTTCGTCCAGAAGCTTTTTGAAATAGTCCAATGGCGAATTGAAATAAATCTTCAAGTGGTTTAGGACCGGAGGCACGTCCTCCAAACGTCTTAAGTCTAGCTCCAGCTGGCCTAATTCTGGTTGTGTCCATGGTAGGTATAAGGCCGGTGTAGAGCAGTCCAATAAGTTCTCTAAGAGCAGTGGCCCATCCTTGCTTCGAATCAGCGACCGTGATTGTAGTTCCGGTACGAGAGAACTCACTAGCAACTGTAGGGAGCTTAGAGATGTACTGTCTTTCAACTGAGAATCCAAGACCTGTTCCATTCATTAAAATAAACATAGCCTCATCGAATGCACGTACGTCATCGATAGGAAGGTATGAACAATTGTATCCAGCAATGTTATCTCTTTCTAGAGCAGCTCCTGCGGTCATAAGGGCTCGCATAGACGGCATTACATCTAGATTGTAAATAGCTTTGTGGATTTCTTTGTACGGGAATGTCTCAGGGAACTTTGCTTTCCAAAAGTCACAGTATCTTGTTACTGTTTCTTCCCAGGTTTCTCGACGACCCTTGTCAGGTAACCATCGAGCATAACGACTAGCGTGGATATAATGTTGGTAGTCATTTAAATTATTCATTAAAATCTTCTTCTAATTCTTTCTCAAGCCTGTCAGCTTGTTCTTCAATCTTGTCTTCAAATCTGGAGACAATATCTTCACTAGTAATGTTAAGTACTTCAAGCAAAGTAATTTCATCGACCTCACGAAGCTTTTGAAATATATCAGTTAGGGTTAGTGGCATTAACAATCCTTTTGATATACCACATTGCTTTTTCTAAGTCTTCAATACCATTCTTTCGTTTCCATCTCCACAAATATTTAATAGCATTGCCAGTACACATGGCTTCAAATGATTCTAGCCCAGTAATAGCTGATTGAATTGCGTCAATGCACTCTACAGTTTGTTTGTAATGATCTGGGTTAACAGGATCTGGTTGTTTAAAGTTAGATTGTTTATAATGTTCTACGTCTTGTTCGTTGATCATACTTTAATTTGCTTGTCTAATCGTGGCATGGGCCACGTCGGTTTTGGTTGAACGACTCCAGGTACCACATGAGGTACACTGATACCGTTGATAAGTCCCTGATATAGTTCTTGCAGTCCCACGTCTTTGTATACTATGTGATCCGCAGTTTGGACATACATGTTCTTCTCCACTAAATAAGTTTCTATTTGGATGGTTTTTAATCCAAGGTAATACTTTGTGGTATACATTTTCTAATAGCACAACGTCTTGTTTGTTGTACGCTTCCATTACTTTCCAAGCTTTGCTTTCACCGGCCATACATCTGACCCAAAGGCTATGACCCTCATGTTGATGCTTAGAACCAAGGCCTAATCTTTGAGCCACATAATCCAGTTTGTTAGAAGGAAATCTAAAGTTGCTACGAACACTACGAAGTAAGTCAATCTGTTTATACGGCGACGGTGGTCGTAAGTCATGAAGCAGGAACTCTTTGTTAAGTGTAGGAATATCAAACTTAGTACCATTATAGTGTACAACAGCATCAGCATCCTCCAACAGCTTATGAATACCTTTTAACATGTCTTTAGGTTTAGATTGATGTACTGAATCAAACATAACTTTCTTATCACCTAACCATTTAGCAGCCCAACACATCACGTATGATGACTCTTGTAACTGATTAATGGATACGTTTTGTTGCCACAATCCCCACACGTGTGCGGTGTTAGGACTGGTTTCAATATCTAATAAAAGGATTTTCACTTATCATATTCCATTGTCTTATGTGCTTGCCACAATAGGTTCCCTATAGAATCAACAAGACCTTCATTGTCTCTCATTGTTTCTTGACCTAATGTATTAAACAACATGTGCATTAATTCATGGTAGAATGTAATACCTTTAAGATCATGTGGTTTAATATTGCTATCGAACCATATTTCACCGTCATCATATCTACATAATCCATGTGCATCTGATTTAGAAAGACCATCTTTTAATAATACATTAATGGTCTGTCCACCTAATTGAAAACTACTGGGAAGTTTGAACTGTTTCATTAGTAGCTTTCTTTGGGCGCCCTGCTGCAACAACAATATCTGCTACACGAAAAGCTTCTGAAGCCATCTCATCGTAGTTTAGGTCAGCACATGTACGTAGTAAATGTTCTAGCATAGTACTAGCAAACATAGATCTTTGTGAGATAGATACACCCTCTTTAAAGCCTTCTAGGAAAGCTCCTCGCAAGGCATTCTGCATGTCTTGTTCTGAGACATGGTTACGTCCAATTAATAATTCTTCCATTACTGTAGCTCCTCTGGTCCATCGACCATGTGTAATTTGTT